CTTTGATTATTAGCTTCAATCGTTGACTTTAAGCCAACATTTTCTTCTTCCAATTCTGCAACACGAGTTTTGAGCTGGTCATAGTCGCCATACTTATCTTTCTCTCGAGATAAGCGCCCCTTAATAGCAGCATCAAATTCTTCCTGTGTAGTGATTGGTTTAAATTCTGACATTCTCATGTCTCCTTTCTCCTGCTTCCCCGGCAGTTCGGTAATTTTTTTGGCATCAAAAAAAGCAGTCACCTGACCGCTTATTTTAATAACTAATTTTTTGCTTTTTCTTAGGCTTAGTAGTAGCACAAGCCCAGTGCGCAAGCAAAGCACTATCCATCAAAGAAATATCCATGTCGTCAAAGTGCGATCGATAACCAAAGCCACCATTTGAGCCAATATTCCGCTTATCACAGTTAGTAGCTACCTTTGATAGAGATGGTTGACCAGTGTGACAGATGGTCTTCTGGTAAATTCCCTGTTCCCAAAGAGCGTTGGCCACGATGATTTCTTTCACCGTCGGCAGAATCACATTCTTGATTCTATAGTCCTTCAACTCTTCGTCCAGGATTTTTTGACCACTTGCGCCATCGATAACAATCTGAGCTACATCAGCTTGTCTCAGAAAAGCAACCATCCACTCATTACCATTACGAACTGATTGACAATCAACTGTCTCGATGAAGTACCGACCATCATTGGTTCGTGCAGCAATACTCAATGCCACGTTCGTTCCGTCTTGACCATACTTAATACCAACAGATAGCTTGCCAGATAATTCTGGAACATCATCCATCTTGAGCTCATTCCACTCAGTTTCAGAGATAGCAGATTTCTGATTGTATGTTGGCCAGAATCCCAAACGCTGGATATTATGGTCCAACTTATCCTCACCAAGCTCTGCTTCAATCTTACGCTCATTTAAATGGTAACCCATAGATGGATTTGAATTGTACCAGGATTCAACATCGTCAATTTCCTTTTCATCAGAAACCGACCACTCAGCCCAGCCAGAATACTTCCCTTTTCCGAAAAGGCAAGTCTCACGGTACTTAGTAAAGACCGTACCACTTGAAACTGGTGTCGGAGGTGTTCCACACATGATTGTGATAGGATTCTCACTATCCGTTACCGTGTACTTCAAGGCAGATTCTTGCTCAGTCGTGTACTCCTGGGCCTCGTCAATAATCAGCATATCAAAACCTTCACCAAGACCACCATTTGATGTTCTGGTACGGAATTGGACAACACCACCTGTTGAATATAGCTCAATTCTTTCTTGACCCTTAGCTCGAATGGAATTGAAATCCTCACCATCAACATACCCCATTTTCTCAAGGTATCGTTTAACTTTTTCAAAAGAGGCATGAGATGTAGAAATTCTATGCGCTGTATGCAGAATGTTCAATCCTTTATGAAGCGCCCAAATTTCAGCTATATAGAGGATTTCTGATTTACCATTACGACGAGGTATAGAGTAGCCAAATTTTTGGTGTACCCATAGTCCGTTTTTATCTACTGCCATTAAAGGCAATAGTAGGTTTTTCTGCCAAGCATAGCAAGAAAGACCAGTCCGCTCGTAAAGTTCAATCGCTTCTTTAGCTTTTGAATTTTTCTTGACGTATTTTAAAATCACCGATTGAGTAGGATTCTGATTGCCAAGTTTCTTCCTCGCCATTCCACATTCCTTTCAATCGTCATCGCATGATAACCCTATCGCTGGGATGATTTAATTGATCACGTTCAAAATATAGTTTTTAGCAACATCCAGCATTCCCAATGCCTGCAAACTACTCTCCCAGCTATAGCCAAGATTTATCTCACCATCTTTATCTAAAGAAACCACCAGCACCGAAGTATAGTCATGGCTAGCCTCAAGATTTTCTTCCAAAATTTCTTTCACGGAAGCACCGCGCTCAAGACTAGACTTTTTCTCTGAAAAATCAATTGTGTTTCCCATCGTTACTCCTTTCAAAGCATAATAAAAGCACCCTTACGAGTGCTTCAAATTTCTTATTTTCGGTCCGAAAAGAAATCAGCCCAAAATGGATTCTCTTTATCAAAGATTTCAATCTCTTCTGAGCTCATATTATGAGGATAATCTTCAAAAAGGTTATAAAACTTCTTCTTATCAAATGTAATCAACATCAACCCTCTAGCGAACCAGGCTGTATCAACCCACCAAACTATATCACCATCATTTTCTTTGTAGCAATATTCAGACCAATTAACTTCTTCATAATCATCTTTCACGACCCTCAGCTCCCTTCATTTGTTTAGAATCTGCAGTGTTGATAAAACTCAATATCTTGTGAAATTCAGGGTTATCTTTCAATGAGTTCACATCAATAAGATAGCTATTTGCATCATATCTTCTCCCAATTGCACTGTGAGACTTCTGACCTTTGAATCTCTCTTTTAGAACAATGTTGTTAAACGGCTTAAAACCATTTAGCGTTCTTGATTGAAGTTCCAAGTACTCGAAACGACCTTCGTTTTTCCTTATGATTGCCGCATGACTACCTGTTGCTAAGTAGTACTCATTCCCACTTTCTACTTTCTCCAACAATTCTTTTACTGCAGTAAAATCATTTGTATGTTTAGCAACATGCATTTTAACTCCTGGAAGACTCCCAATCATTTCAATTCTACTATTTCGAGAAAAGAAGTCGCAACTTACACCACCTCTGAAGTCTAGAACAGTATATCCAGATTTATTTCCTATGTAAGCAAATGCTGCTGACGAACAAGATCCTCTTGTCTTGTCTCCACCACTAACAGCTTCGATTATTTGTTCCTCAGTCAATTTTTTACGGCTTTTTTTGATAGGATTTGAAGAAATTCCGTTCTGTAGCGCTAGCTTTCTCACTTCGCTCATTTGAGAATTTTTATTTATATCCTTCCTTACTTCAATTTTATCACTTTCATCTTTTTTTCGCCAAATTTTCTTCCAAACATCCTGAACTTTTCCGTTTTTAGGATCATAGTCTACAATACAACGACAATGCTGATGTCTTCTATAAACGTCCTTCGGAACTCTTGGATATTTATAATTCCCTTGAACTTCCTGACACCACTCACAACAATGAAAATACGATTTCCGGACAATCTCAGGTTGCAATCCAGACTGATAATGAAACTCCGCATTTTTCTGGATACTATCATCAATGATTGACTGAGTGAAGTTCACAATAGGTTCACCGATCAACCAACTGACATCCTCAAAATTTTCCTCAGACGAAAAGCGATTGACAATGCCAGCTATTCGATCCAGATTTAATTCAGGAACTTGAACTTTCAGACCGATTTTCGCTTTATCATTCAAATTCTTCTGAACATCGCTAGCATAACCACTCACAAGCTCGTGATTTCGTCCTAGCACGTCCGTCAGCAAACGCTGAGCGATATTGTAATACATTTTTCCGTCTGGTAATTTATCGGTGCTCAGGGACACTCCTAGAGCCTTCGAGAGAATATCGCCAATTTCAATCGCAAACTCATTTGCAGTTTTGTAAGTGGCCTTTTTTGCCTTCAACGTAGCAAAAGCATTTCTGACGATCTCACTCTTACCGAAATCTCTCTCAAACCTCTCCTGAACCTCTTGCAAGATACCAGGTAAAACATCATTCTCCATTTGAACCACCCTCGCTTACCACTGGTTTAGCAGACATATCTCCAGCGATACCAGTAAGATCTCGAATGGTTTCTGCGTTGATGTAACCAGGTAATGCCTGATTTAATTTGACAACACCATCACCAATCATGGTCATCGTATTCGCATCCGCTTCAAACAAAGGCTCCCACTTGACTGTGGTTCTTACAAATTGGCTTCTAGTATAGCGAAACTCATCACGCAAACAAGCAGCAACATAAGCCACATTTAGCAATCCAGCACCTAGTGAGCGCTGAGCCTTCCGACCAGCAAGACGAAGATTCTCATGGCTAGCCTTGATGGCTTCCACAGATGATGGATTATCTGAAACGAAACCAAGGTCATCCAAAGTCAACCCCATTTCACCAGCAAATCCAGCAGCAGCAGTTCTCAGCTGCTCAGTAAACGGTGACATGCTAGCTGTAGTAAACTGTCCAACGCTCGGCTTCTCACCTTTATCGCTTAAAGAAATCGTCAGTAAGCTTGATATAGTAGCTTTCCATTTCTCCATAGGTTCCGCATCAGGATCAAGACCAAGAATATATTTTTGTGGCCATGAGTAGAACTCAGCAGTGATATCAGCCCGTTCCAAGGTACGCTTAGCGTATTTCTGATAATACATACCAGCTCTGGTGATACGACTACGACCAAACGGACGAACAGCATCAGGACGATGAATGACTGGAACCAACAAAGGGATACCAGTTTCATTCACAATCGAGTATGGTCTACCATCTTTTGGAATGAAATGAGTAGCATTAGGCTCAAAGTAGGCCTCAAGTGTTGGACGATTGTAATCATCACGAGCCAACACCGCATAACCTTCCACAAGCAACCCAGTAATAGGATCAATGACACCAGTTGCATTACTTGATTCAATGACTTGCAACCTCACCTCATCATCTTCACCCTTCGAAATGTAGACGAAACTACACGAACCAATCAGCGCAGCTAAAATAGCACTATCAAAGAAGATATCAGGATTGTTACGATCAAAGATTTCTATGACATTAAAATCATCGTTAGCAAATTCCCTGAAAATCAAACGATCTGCAAGGCTATCAACTCCCTTTGCAGCCCAACCAAGAACAGCTTGGTACTTCACCCTGATATGTGCAGGAATTGTGATTCCTGTCGGTGCTTCATAGTGCTGCATCGCATAATGCTTGTATCTCAGATTGACTCTGCTCTGATATAGAGTCAACTTCCTCCTGAGATAGTCAATTCCTCTTAATTCCAAACCGTTCTCCTTTCTTTGTGATGATTTGGCGCGAGAAAAAATGTACAGTGACGGCGTGAAGCCCTCGAGCGCCTAGTGGGAGGGGGATACCCCCCTATCCTCAGCCAGGACTTCCTCATACTATTCTATTTTTCTCGAAATCTAATAGTCCGGTAATTCATATTTTTATTAAAAAATAATTTAATTATATTTTTTATTTTAAGATCTATATTTTGTCCAATCTCTTGATTGTGGCAAGTTCCTGTTACCAACAACAGTAATACTTGCTGATTTATCATCAGCATAAAGCTTGTCAGACTTCTGTCTGTTGCATTGCCAATGAGCCAGCTGTAGGTTATTGATGTCTGATGGATGACCGTTCCGATTAATTGGAATGATGTGGTCAATGACTGGTGACAAAGGATGTGGATACTTCAATGACTTGTCTACTGGTAGTCCACAAATCCCACAAGTATTTCTTGTCTTAAGAATGATCTTCTTATTCTTTTCAAAGGCGACTCGGTGAGGACCACTCCGGTCCGGTCTATCCTGGGGGGTATTCATCTTAGGAGGGGGCCTTTCTTTTTTGAAGGTAGGGGGTTAAATTTTTAAGATGTAGGGGGGGAGTTTTTTAACCTCTGACACCCTCGTATATTTAACATATCTTATATTTTGTGACTTTCGGCAAAGTATTGTTTAACCAAGTTATGACAATGGTTTGTAAGCATTTCTGAATTATCCAATTTACCTTTTCTCAATATGTTAAATAAGCGTGCTTTTTAATACGTAAAAGTAAGCATACTTTCATCAATTTCGTCTTGATTATATCCAATATAGTCTAATGTAATGTCCGGCGCAGAGTGATTAAGTATTTGCATTAAAATAGCTATATTCCCATTTTGTTTATAGTGATGATAACCAAACGTTTTTCTCATCGAGTGTGTTCCGATGTGTTTGAGTCCCGAATGTTTAGCTGCATCATTTAAGAATTGATACACAGCCACTCTTCCGATGTGTTTGATGCTTACTCCGTCACCTCTAACTTTTTTTCTACTTGGAAAAAGATAGTCATAACTCTCAAGATGATTTTCTTTTATATAACGATTCAAAGCCTTTCGTAATTCTGGATTTACTGCAAATTTTCTTATTTTACCAGTTTTTTTCTCTTTGATCTCAATTCTATCTTGAACTACATGTTTCACTTGTAGAGGAACAATGTCGCTTACTCGTAGACCTGAGTATATTCCTACTAAGAAAAGAATATAGTTTCGTTCACTCTTTGATTTCAAATAATTCTTCATTCTATCAATGTCATCTGGCTCACGAATTGGTTCTACTTTTCTCAAAACACCACCTCCAATCTACAAGAAAAGGCAGGATGTGCCTGCCTTTACAATTATTTCATAATATAATTTTAGCACACAAAATCATATATCCACTCCGAACTTACTCCGAATTTACTCCAAAAAAACTCCAAGTTTACTCCAAAATCTCAACCTGTTCACCATTGCGGTATAACTCTGCAAATGCCATCAGAGACTTATCCAAGATGTCGTAATATGAACTTTCTGACAGAGACAAGTCCATTGCGATTGTTTCATCCTTCTTGCAATTCCACTGAAGATACTTCTCAAAAAGTATCCTACGATAGAGGGGATCATGTAATCTACTGACAGCTTGCTCAATTGCATCCAGCTCAATCTCTGCATCAACTTTTCGTATAGCCAATTTTTCAACTTGACTATCTCTCACGCTTGATGGATTTCGTGGCATGAATGAGTAGGTGGTGGTCACTCTCTGACCATCAGTGTCATTTGCGACTCTTCTCCAACGAGGATATCCTTTTAGAATCCTTTTGGCATTCTCTTTCGTTTTTATTTCATTTATATCAGGAAAGAAGGGCATCGCTCACCTCGTTTCTATGCCGTTTATATTTTAATCATGATTTGTAATCACGCCACCGGCTCCATTGACAGTAACCCAGCCATGCTTCTCTCTGGCTTCTGCTTCTTTCATATGGATAAGGTTGTCTGTGATTGAGTCCGACTTAGCTTTGTTAGCTTTGGCTTCACCTTCTGCTTTGATGATCCCAGCATCCGCTTCAGCTTGAGCTTGAACTTTCTTGGTATCGGCTTCGACCTTAGCTTTTTCCTGTTCCTGTTTAGCTGTGTCGATTTCCTTCTGTTTGACAGATTCAGATTTGATTGCTGCTTCAATCTCATCTCCTGCATCTTGGTCAGTTATTGTGAATGAAACAAATTCAAGATCATAAGATTCAAATTTTTCTTTTAGCGCCTTGTCAATCTCTTCATAGACTTCTGTCCGTTTATTTCCAAGAATATCATAGATGTCGTAATTTCCAGTCACAGATTCAATAGCTCGTTGAACTGCTGGCGCAATGACACTCTCATTAACATTCTCCAACTTCGTATAGTTTGAAAATATCGTCATAGCCTTTTCTTTATTAACGCGATATTTCACATCGATATTAGTATTCAACCATTGACCATCTTTGGTCTGAGTTGTGATTTTTTCCATCGTCTTTGTTTGAACTGAAGTCGATAGAGTATAGACTGTATCGATAAAAGGGATTTTAAGATGATAGCCTGTTTGTAGGGTGTTTTCCTGAACACCTCCGATCGCACTGACCTTTACTCCAACCGTATTAGCTGGGATGCGCTTCACCGCCGTGAGACGAAAAATTCCAAGTGAAGTAATAGCAACAACCATGATGATGCCACCTTTTGCAAGTTTCGTAAGTTTAGTTTTTCCTGTTTCATTATCGTATTGTGTAAACATTGTTTTTACTCCTTTTTAAATCATTTTTCCTTCAAATACTAATGTAATCGTCCCTGTCCCATCTCTATGCTTAGAGACCAGCGCTCGACAATCTGAACCATATTCAACACCATCAATAGTGATGCTATGCTTTATTTTGTCAACGTTGATGATGGATCCATTTGATGTCTTAATTCTCATGTTCTATCTCCTCAATCAGCCAATCCAGGTTCTTGCGAGCCTTTTTCAAGTCTTCGAGGCCGTTTTTCTTCTGATGTCGTAGTAAATACTTCAAGCTATTACCTAAGTAAAATCCTTTCGGTTGTTCTGGTGTCATGAAATTTCTTAAAGCATCGATAGATTCCATGCCATACCGGCCTTGGTAGTGACTTGGTTTATTCACGTTATCAATTATTTCTGGGTTCATTCTTCTACCTCCAAAAGTTCTTTATTTTCAAAGATATTACCGATGATTTCCTCAGAACCAGTCCACGCATATCCAACATTCAATCCTTTTAGATATACTGCCGGCATTCCCCCAATAAATGTACCAGCATATTCCTTTTCTATATAGACTTCGTGAGGACATCCTCTTGTACATTTAATAATATCTCCGACAAAAACCTCATTTCCGTTCCTGTCAAAAAGTCCTGTTGATTGCATGAGGTGAATGTCATTGTTCACAATCCATTCACCAGCAACAGAATCCTCATCAATAATCCAGATATCGCCATTTCCGACCATCACTTCGTCCGGTTGATACATACGACTTAACGATCCACTATCATACGCTCTAAAATTTGGAATCATAATCTCACCTCATCTCCAATCATCAATGATTCGTAGTTGTCTTGCGACACCACGAATGTGCCGTAGTTTTGAATTGTAACCGTGTAGAGTTCGCCAACCTTCTCCTTGTGGACGACCTTGCCTTTGATTTCTGCGCCTTGATTATCAGCCTTGTAGATAATCATCGGCTTCTTCTCTTCTAAATTACGGATCTTGTCCATCTGCCAGATGTTTAGTCCAGCGGACAATAATATCCAGATTACGATAAATCGTTTCATTCTGTAACCTCATTTCTTCCATCTCTTACTTTTTGCAAATAATATTTATATATTTCATTGCTATCATGGTCATTTACTAACTTTTCAAGTGCTTTATTGACTACTTCAGACACGCTTCCATAACCACCATATTCTTTAATGGCTTCGACATGGTCATATAGATCTTGTGTAATCGTTGCTTGTATCTTTCTAGACATCACTCCACCTCCTCAAAGCGCCCATCTATTTCGGGGCTTATTTCTTTTGAAAATAGGATTCTTCTTTTCTTTTTTCTTTTGCTTCTGATAATCGCTATCTTTGTTAAAGATAATATCTTCATCTTCAATCAGTTCAGGAATGAAGTGTTTAGATGGGCATCGTCCAGGTCGTTCCATCACTCCACCTCCTCGATCTTGATTCCTGGGCAATCAAATACCCAACCGAAGTCACTAGAAACCACTTCATTTTTCGTGAGTTCATAGCACTTCTGCGAAAACATAGTTTTTTTTGTAAAAAGGAGTACTACAGGAGAAAAATGTCCGTATTTATTTGCTAAATCTGCATTTTGGTTGACGAGATATAAATCCCCGTCATTTCTGTTTAGAAGTGTTATTTTGTATTTTTTCTCTTTCTCGACCTCATAGCCTTCTAGCCATGCACGGGCGAAGAGTTCCATATTGTCATCTGTGTAAAACCAGTCGTCAATTTCTTTGTTTTTATGACTTCTAATTTCAGTCATCGCACCAAGCAAATGATAATCTTCATTTTTCGTGCGTTCAATATATTCCGCTACAAACTGCGGAATAGTGACTTTCTCTGGTTCGTCTAGTTGTTCCAAGTCTTGTAGAAAAATTTGGCGAGCTAGTTCTGCTCCTTCAGCATCCCATACCCCTTCAAGTTTTTTATATTTCTCAATCAATCGTTGTACTTTCATCTTCTAACTCCTTTATCTTTTCTTCTAGCTCTTTATTCTTTTTCTTCAACAAATCGCGTTCAAGCGCTCTAATCCGCCTCTTGCGTGAATCGCACGGCTTAGAATACTCGATTATCTTTCCTTCGTTTTGCTCGATTGTGCGTTTCAGTCCGTCAATCACAATCTTTTTATCGTAATTCATCTTCTAAAAATCTTTCAATAGCTTCTCTGTAGGATACTTCCACCAGACCGTCTAAGTCGTTCAGGGCTTCAATATAGTCTGGACGACCTTGCCCATACTGCTCTTTCAAAAATTCAACAAAGAGATGAATTTCCTGATAGGTTACTCCAACCATATTTCTTACACCCCACTAAAACGGCAAATCATCATCTGAAATATCCATTGGATCGCCTTGTCCATAATTTGGTGGCATCTGATTTTCCATGCTTGACTGGTTCGCAGTATTATTCTTCTTTTCAAGAGTTTGAAAACTTTCAGCCACAACTTCCGTCACATAGACACGTTGTCCTTGCTGATTATCATAACTACGAGTCTGGATGCGACCAGTGATTCCAACAAGCGCGCCTTTTCTGACCCAATTTGCAAAATTTTCAGCTTGCTTACGCCACAGGATGCAATTGATGAAGTCAGCCTCTCGCTCTCCATTCGCACCCTTAAAATTCCGATTTACTGCAAGGTTGAAAGTCGCAACTGCAACATTTGACGGTGTGTATCGCAATTCTGGATCACGAGTCAATCGGCCAATCAACACAACATTATTGATCATTCTCTATCTCCTTTCCCGGCCTCTTCTGCGTTTGTAGATAATTCCATTACTTTAATAATTTTTTCTAACATAGATTTATGTAGCGTGATGTAATTATTTTTCTTCACTTGTCCACAGAATATACAAATTCGTTTGCCAAGATAATTACATTTTCCGTCTGAACGGTAACTTTCATCTGCTTCAATTTGTTCTTTATTAGCTGAGCTAACAAGAATTACTTCATCAGACTCGTTCCAATCAGGAATTCCCATACATTTGTGAAAATTCTCAAATGCTAAATCCATTAAAATATCTTTAGCCATTATTTTCCTCTCAATCAATTAGATCTTCCTTGTGCTCGTAGCTTCATAGGTCATCAATACCTCCTATCCTTCATCCCAGATGGATACACAAAGCACCTACCTGTCGCTCCCTCAAAAATGCGGCTTGATAGAGCACCATTCCCAAAATCGTCCGAGTAAAGCTCTTTAATTTCTTCACTAGACAGATTCGTATTGATAATCGTATTCGTCCGATTATCCAGAATCTTGAACAATATCTGATGCGCCCACTCGTTCCGCTTCGTGTCAGCCTTACGACTCTCTTTCCCAAGGTCATCCAAGAAAAGGAAATCAACCTCAGACAGTAGCTTAACCATCTTCGCCTCTGAAAATCCGTTGTCAAACTCAAAGCTTTCACGGATCTTATCAAACAAAGTCACAACAGACACAAAGAGCACGCTTTTCGGTTCATCATAAGACTTGAACTGTTCATTGAGAAATCTAGCAAAGCCATAGGTCAGATGACTCTTACCAACACCAGAAGGTCCTGTGATGATGGCATTTCCAACTGTACCTTTGGCATATTCACGTTCCAACCGCTTCACAAAATTCATAGCCTTTTCATCAATATCGACCTGAATCTCATAGTCATGTAGTGACTTACTGGCAAGCTTACTTGAAACGATACTGTCACGAGCAAAGACCTCATAAGTGTCCGAAAGCTTACTCTTGACCTCGGATTCCATATTCAACTGCTTTTCAAAGAGTCGAATATTCTCTTTCTCACACTCGGGGCATTGACTGATTTCCTCAACCTTGCCCTTGACAGGGATTTTAACAGACCAAAGATGGCATCCATGGATTTCACAGACATCATCAAGAACCGTTCTAGTCCTGAATTGTTTAAACTGCTTCATCTAAAAACCTAGCCTTTCGTCAACCGTACTAGTTAAAATTGTAGAACGTTTTGGCATCGGTTGGTTTAGATAATTGTCCATCTTATTACCAAAAAGTGTTTGTGGTTGAAGATACTGTTCATACTCTGTACCTTTCCACTTCGCTACCATGATGTCCACAACCTTTTTAAAATCTTCAAGTACATAGCCTTCTTTAAGCCTTGCTTTGATAAATTTTTGATGGCTAGCAGTGTCAACCTTAAAATTCTTCTTAGCTTTCAAATTGAGATAAGAAATAACTTCCTTACAAATCAACAATTTATTATTGTTATTCTCAGTCTTAGTATTCTCAGTCTTGATTGTGTGCACTTTTTGCACTTCCTGAAATGCACTTTTTGCACTTCCAGGGTGCACTTTTTGCACTTCCAGAAATGTACTTTCTACACTTCCGTTAAGAGCATCAAGATATATACGGTTTGGTAAGTTCATTCCTTGTCTGACTTCCGTCATTAGACCAGCATCTTTCAACTCCTTTTTTATTTTGATAATCGTATTGTTGCTATTGCAATTTAAGTCAATCATCAACTGTTCATTTGTGTAATACTGGAAGACGTTCCCTTCTTTATCATGCCAGCCGTTTTTTAAAGATAGTTCTAACCTATCAAACAGAAGCATATAGAGCATTTTAGCGTTATTGCTCAATGTCTTATATTTCTCATCATAGATGAATGGCTTTGGAAATTTGAAAAACGATAAGAAGCCAGTGACTTCGCTTTTTTTAATCATGGTTATACCTCCTCCACACTTGAAAATTTTGTGTATTCCTTATGAAAATACAACTTCACTGTCCCTAGACTACCATGTCGATTCTTTTCTAGGATCAGCTCGGTCACGTTATTCGCTTCTTGACTGTCTGCATGTTCCTTCTGGTAGTAGGCATCACGATACAAGAAAGCTACAATGTCTGCATCTTGCTCAATCGAACCAGATTCTCGCAAATCTGATAGTATTGGACGCTTGTTCTGTCTCTGCTCAACCGACCGACTCAACTGCGATAAGGCTATGACAGGAACCCTCAAATCCTTTGCTAGTATCTTCAATTCCCTTGAAATTTCAGAAACAATCTGCTGACGATTCTCCCTCTTTGAACCAGTAATCAACTGCAAGTAGTCAATGATGATAATGCCCAGACCGCCCATTTCTTGAGAAAGCTTTCGAGCCTTTGACCGTATCTCTGAAATCCGAATCCCAGCCGTATCATCCACGAAAATAGGCACATCATAGAGATTGCTTTGCGCATGTACAAGTCTTTTCCATTCATCTGTACTTAAATTCCCAGTCTTCAAATGATAACCTGGAACCATCCCCTCTGATGCCACCATACGCTCAATCAATTCCTCTGCTCCCATTTCAAGCGAGAAGATGACGGCAGGCTTTCTTTCAACCGTAGCTACATGTTTTGCAATGTTCAATGCTAGCGCCGTCTTGCCCATAGCGGGACGAGCAGCAAGAATGATAAGATTCCCTTCATGAAGGCCTGTTGTAATCTTATCCAATCCGACAAAGCCAGTAGATAGACCAGTCACGAATCCATCTTTCTGTGAGCGAGTCTCGACTATCTGCATATGTGTATCAAGGATATCGGCCACATTACGAAATCCTGTCCCTGTATTTTGATTACTGATATCCAGCATAGACTTTTCAGTTTTAGCAATGATGTCACCAATCGATACATCTCCTTGATATGCGCTAGAAAGAGACTCTGACAAGTCAGCGATTACCTTTCGAAACATAGCCTTTTCTTTAACCAGTTTGGCATAATGCTCCACATTTTTTGAAGTTGGTGTTGAATTTACCAACTCGACAACATAGTTTAAACCACCAATTTCTTTAATCTTCCCTTGATTAGTAAGAGCAGAAACCATTGTCGTAGCATCGATCGGATCACCTTTTTCAAGTAATGACAACATTGTTTTAAAAACAATCTTGTTAGCAGGCTTGTAGAAATCCTCTGGAGTCAATTCGTCTGCCAGCGATGTCATTGTTTCTGGTGAAATAAAGACTGCACCCAGAACCGACTGCTCTGCGACTAGATCATGAGGTAGTATCCTAAAATCTTCACTCATGCGCTATCCTCCCAATATTTTTCTAGATCCACATTCATCACTGCAGCAAGATTCTTTTGCTCAGTCAAAATTTGTCTGCGGTAGGGAGCAAGACCAGCTTGTCGCTCCTCCTCACTTCGTGGCAAGTAATAGCCGTTCGGCTTCATCTTTTTAGCTACGATAGGATGACCAAAATTAACACGAAGGCTTTCGATGACTTCTTCTACCTTACGCTTTGAGAGACCAGTCTCTAAGCGAATTTCACTGGCTTGAATTGGCAAGTCGAAGGTCGCACAATTGATAATCATGTTTAATACACGAATTTCTAACTCATTCATACTGCGACTAACACTCATGTCTTTGCCCTCCATTTTCTTGGATTTTTCCGAAAATCCATGGTCATTTCTTTGTAGAGCAAACGCCCATTTTCTTCCAAGAGTTTTGAATTTTGACTTCTTAGAAGATCATTTTTTCTTGCTTCTTCCTGATAGTCGCTAGCCAGTCTGTCATAATCTTCGATGCATGCTCTAAAAACTTGTGGTACATCCTCAATCGATGAAGGAAGTCCGACAGGCGGCTGAGTGTCATAGGTAAATCTTCTATCGCTATTTTTCAAGTTTCTTCGGGCAACTTCTCCGAAATCTTCTGTTTTTTCAATGATGACTACTACATTTTGTTCATCCGATTTTTCATTTTTATCAGTCAGTAGCAACAGGATGAATACCACGATAAAGATTGCCACTAAGCCAAGCAATTGGCTTGATAAGGTTGGTTCTGTCATTTTGTTCTCCTTACGCTCTTAATTTTCGTACTTGTTTTTCTAACTCTAAAATCTCGTAAACATCATTGACATCGTACATAATATCTTTCCCTTGCTTACGAAATCTTAATCCTTTACGTTCTAACTTCTTAATATAGGCATGAGTAAAGCCGAACTTCTTCATCAAAGCCTGTTGATTGATTGGCATGCGATCATTCTCTAACTGCTCCTTGACCTGCTCTTCAGCAAAGGCCAATAATTGATTCGTGAACAATTCAGCACTTTCGCCGTCCAATCGTAATTGTAACGTTATACCTTCCATTTTCTACATCCTCTCAACTATGCGGGCAAGCATTTTTGTGATATAATGGTTTTGATTATTTAAGTATGCGCCTGATTTGAACTGCACCCCAAAAGTTAGACAGAAAAAATCTAACT